GAAGATAAAACCTTGTAGCATTGATTTTATTCCCCTTGAAACGATTCTTTTAGGTTCGCAATAACATAAGCCAGTTATCCAATAATAAGACTGAAAAAATCCATTTCTTAAGTCAATACAAATTTCATTAAAAAGTGCTAAGTAAATAGGGTCAGTTGGAACCCCATCAACTAAATCATCAATGAAAAGTTCTGATAATTCACAACCTAACAAGTCAATCAAAATACGTTTTTCGTATCTATCAATATAAACTTGTAATTGTCCCTCACAAATTCCTTTAGCTTGTGGAATCTTATATTTACCTACTGTAAAATCTGAAATTTGTAATACTAACATTATTTTTTATTTAATCTTTTTAAGAAAAAACCCCTCACAAAAAGCAAGGGGATTAATATTTATTTCGCTTTTTCGCAATCTTCACAAGGTTTTTCTGAACCTTCGCAATCTTTACAAGTGTTTTTTTTATTCAATTCCTTTAAATACAAGTCATTTTTAGCCTTTCTTTCTTCGTTTCTTTGTTTTAAAACAGAAGCTGTGTAATCCGAAAATTCTTTTTCAGTGGCTTTTTTGACTATGTTTTTATCATCTACTTTTAAAGATAATAATTGATCACTAAGTTTTCTGCCTACTTTTAAAACTTGACCTTTTTTATAAGTCAAATAACAGTAGCCTTCTACTCCCTTGTGAACTTCATTATCTTTAATAAATTTAATATAATATTCCATTTTATTAAGGTTTAGTAATGTCAGCCACAGCCAAATCAATATTTGTACACTTCATAAAAGCATTTTTTAAGTTTGGCATAACCAAGAAGTTCAAACGCTCATAAGCTTTGATACTTGCAATTTCTTGTTCCCAATCAGATGCGTTTTCAGTAGCAATCTCAACAGTTACCATTCTTCTATCTACAACCTCTCCATAAGTAGAATCAAATACATATAAAGTACCAGCAGCAACCAAAGGAGAAGTGACAACCATCATTCCACCAATGTATGGCATTCCATTTATATAAGAAACTCTTGAATCAATGTAGTCTCCATCAGCATCTTTGCGAGACTCAACCATTGTAAACCAATCACACAAATTAACAAGTACAGTATCAGGAATAAAGAAATTTTCTTGACCTAATGCAACAATTTGAGTTCTCATTCCTAAAATCAAATCAACCATTGTTGCATCTTGAATTGATAAATTAATAGGACAAACAACATTGTTTGCAGCAAATTCAGAAGAAACAGAATCAATTGAGTTTAAGTTTTCCCCAAGACCATCTCCTAAAAGTAGTTGTTCATCAATTCTTAAAGCAACAGATTGAGTAATTAACTTTCTGATTCTTGATTGCATAAAAGGGTAATCAGCAACAAATTGACGACAGAACTTCATAATGTCCTTAATCATTTTTGTTTGAATACTCTCAACTTTTAAAGTTTCTTTTGTTGTTGATGTGATTGGTCCACATAAAGCAACATTTTGAGCATCTCTAACAACTGTATCTTGATAAGCATACTTATAAAACTCAGTTGTCATTGGGATCATGTCAAAAAGACTTCTGATAATTCCAGCTCTACGAACAGGAGAATCAGCAACACCTGGACGCATTTGAGCAAAGTCAGAACCAGCATCAATGTCGCCATAAGTTTGAGTAGCTTTTAATTCAAATTTAACCTCAGAGCCTTTAGTCATTGACTTGAAAGAATCAACATGAGATTTAAAAGCGTCCTTCAATTCTTTTTGCCATTGTTTACCAGAATTAGCTTCTGCTTTTTCTTTTTTAAACTCATCAATTAATAAACCTTGTGCTTTCATAGCATCGGTTAATTTCTCAATGTCTTTTGCCCCCTCTTCAAGGTAGCCAGCTAAAGCCTTAGCATTTTCTTCCTCGATTTGCTCATTTTGTTTTTTCCATGCAAGAACATCGTCTTCGCTCATTGCTTTGAATTCTTCTGAACTCTTTTTGATTAATGCTTTTTGGATTAATTTTTTCATCTTACAAATAGTATAGTTTTGAATTTTGTTTTTTATCTTCTTGTTCTTGTTCTTGTTGATTTTTTTGTTCTTCGTCTTTTAATTCTTCTAAATCAATTCCCTTTAAATTGCTTATTGACAATGTAGGAGTTAATTCATTAGCACCAAAAAGAACAGCAGAATTTTCGTATATTTTTACTTTTGGAACAGCCCAAAAATAACCACGCTCATCAACAGTGCTTTTATTAATGATGTCCTTGTAGTACATTTCCCAATTTGCGTACTCATCTTTATAGTCTGGATTATTTACAGCCAGTAATAATTCTTGATAACGAAAACCGATTGAGTGCTGATTTACAGCATTCATTTCGTACATCTTAAATATTTGCTCATTGTACTCTCGTCTTATTTCATTGTAAAAAACGAGCGCTTGAGTACTGCCCAACATAGCTAAACCTAACTCTTGCAAAGAAACATCTTCTGCTTTTACGTCTTTTACATTTCCAATCTTAGCAGTTAGCTTATGAATATGATCATGTAATTGGACCATTCGGGCAGCATCTTTCTGAATAGTTTCATCATAAGCGCCACGAACCAAAACATCAAGATAAGAGTCGGCCCAATTTGTTGTATTAGCTACTACTTTTACATCTAAGCCGTTTGGGTCATTGTTTTCTTCTCCTTTCGTGTTTTTTGTCTTAACGTAGGAAGTGCTTTTTTTAAAGTATTCAGCTTTAGAATCAACGATTAAAGGAACTGATTTGATAACCTCCTTTTTCTTTAATTCAATTATTTCACTTTTATATTGACATAAATGGTCAAAAAGCTGATTGCCTTTAAGTTTTATATTATCGGATACCCTCATATTATTTTCTTAAAATTACATTTTTTGAAACCTTTTTCAACTTATCTTCCTTTATTTTTTTAATATCTGATTCGCTTAATTGAGGTTTTTTATTATCCTTATTATCATTCATTTTGAATTGGTTTAGGTTTAGGTATAATCAATTCAGCTTCATCTTTAATAATTCCATGAGAAAAAACTAAGATATTAATTCCTGTTTCTCTGTCTATTTGACCACTTGAAACCATTGCGGCAACTGAAAGTAAAGATTGTGTAACTATTTTATTTTTTTCAGCTTCTTGTTTTTTATCTTTTTGAAGTACTTCTATTTTAGAAATATCTAATTCAATCCAATACTCTTTTTTATCTTGTTCGTTAAAAATAGGTACAAGGTTTTCATTCCAATTGTCAACAAAAGTTTGCGCTAATGGAATAGCTGCTTGTGTATAAAGTCCTTTATTTGCTTCGGTTAAATTATTATAAGCCTTATTTTTTGGATCATTAAATATTTGACTTTGAAGACCAAAAACATTACAAAACTTTCTTAGCTTATTGATGTCTATATCTTCAAGCATTAATTCCTTAATAGTAGAGCCTAATTTGTTGTATTTTACATTAGAGCCTAATGTAATCATTTTATTGTAGTTTTTTGCTCCCCCAACTCTATCTTTGAAGTTTTCATCTACCTCTTTTCTTTCTTCTTCTGTCAATGGATAACCCTCTTGATTAGATGAAATCATTCCAGTAGCACCCCTATTTTCAATCATTGACTCTTCTGCTGTATGCACTTGATTAGATGTACTTAAAGCACTTTTCAGTGGTTGAATAAATGACATCCCTTTTCTGTTTTCTGGATATTCAGGGTCAATATTTTTCAAATGTATTATTTCATCAGGAAAATATTTAATATCAGAAGTACCATAACAAAACTCATAATATTTTACTTCGCTAAAAAAATCATCTTCGTTTATCATTTCGATTTCAACGAATTGAGAAGGCAAAATATGAAGCTGCTCAATACCAAAGCCAGTAGCTTTTTTCTTTAACTCAAATAGATTTCCAGTAAGTGAATAATTCAAATATTGTTCTTTTCTATAATCTTTTAGTGTTTGTTTTGGGTTTGGTTTTGATAACAGTTTTAAAAAATCATTATTAAGTGATTCAATCTTAACCCATTTATCTGATTTCTTTTCATATAAACAAATTGGAATTGATGCTGCAGTTGAAATCAATCTATCAATAACAGCGTAGATGTCTTCATTTGATTTGTAGCCTTCTCTAATTGCTTTTATATCTGAAAGATACTTATAACCTCCCCATAGATCACCAAAACCCAAAAGGTTGATAAATGATTTAGCTTCTTGAAAATAACTTCCAACAGTACCAAAATTCTTAACTGTAAATAATGATTTTAGCTTATCAATTATAACCATATTTTTATTTTATCTATCTAAATAATCAACAGCATATCTCAAAGGATCAAGCAAATGATTAAAATCGTCTATTGGTGTATCACTTTTTTTGTCAAGCCAAACGTAATTATTCAACTCATTTTTCAAATTTAACGATTTTTTTGTTACAATTAGTTTGTATTTCTGAATTTTTTGAATTCCACTTAAAACGCTACCAGCTTTTTTTACGCAAGGAATCAAATTTAATGATCTTCTTTCTTCGTTTGTTTTACGTCTTAGGTCCTGAATAGTTGTTTTAGCTGCACAGTCACCAATTATTAACTTATTTTGAGCGTGTTTATAATTTAGTTCAAAGATTTGGTCCGAATTAAGAGAAGACAAAGAAAAGCATTCGTGAGCATAAATCAACTTATTCTTTTTATCAATTGCAACTTTTACCAATGTTGTTGGGTCATCATATCCATAATCTTGCCCAAAAATATAAGGTAAACTTTCGTCAAACTCTCCAATTTCCCAATTATTAAAGATTGTTCCTTCTGCTTTTTCAAGCCAACCTCCACCATATTTATTTAGCCACTTTAAAGGATTACTCTCTTTTTCTTCCTCCCATTGTTGTATTTTTCTTGGGTTAAGGTTTTTTAAATTGTCGTAATATGTACTATGAATATGTTCAACATCTTTATTTGTAGAATATTGGTACTTAAATTTTTGCTCAATTCCTTCTTTGTCAATATAAGTTCCTGCTTGTTTTATATCTTTATATTCAAAAGAATTTACTTTATTTTCAGGGTCAGCATTAAAAAAGAATTTCTTAAAAATAAAATGTTCTCGTGATGTGGGATTCTGAATCCATATTATACGATTTTGTATAAATGTAGCTCTTATTGAATCGTCAATATCACGAAAGGCATTCTCATCATTAAAATCCTCTCCTTCCTCAATTACCCAAGTTGTAATATTTGGTAAAGACTTTAAACGTCCTGTTTGCATCCCTGAACTTGCTTTTATCCCTGAAAACATAATAAAAGAACCAGTCTTTTTATTGATTATTAAATCTTTTGTAATGTTATAATTCTGAACATCACTTATTAATTTAATGTGTGATTCAAAAAGGGGGATAATTGTCTTTTCAACGGAAACCATTGTGTATCGAGTATAAAGAATACCTTGTCCAACTTGCTCAAGTAGTCTTACTAAAAAGTCTTGTATTACAAATGTTTTTCCACTTCCACGCCCTCCAGTTAAAAGAAAGTATCTTTTCTTAGATGTGTATAATGGTTTATATTTACTTACAATCTCAGGCATTATTCGTTATCTATCCATTTAATAGGGTCAATATTTTGTTTAACATTTGCATTCATATCAATCTCTTGCCTATCAGTCCAACCCATATTTTTAAGCGCAAAAATATCAAAATTAGTACCTTTGCTTTCGTATGAATTTTCAACCACAAGCATAGCGTTTTTTATTATGT